GCTGTTCTAGGTAGAGGGCCTGCCCTTCCTCGTGCCGGAGGTCCAGGCGGTAGTGCTGGTACCTGGCGTAGGGCCCTGGGTAGTAGACCCGGGCGCCGTGCTTGTCGATCATGTTGGTCACGGACGCGGCACCCCGGAGGTCGCCGCTCTCGATCGGGGTCTTGGACACGGCGACTTCGTGGAGGTGCTCCATGGCCTTGAACGTCGCCGCGGGGATCGCCTCCATGAGTTCGTCCGTGATGCGGTCCACGTGGATGCTGAAGTTCTCACCCATGCCGGCTCCTTAGTGTTGGCGGCGCACCCAGACGATGAACGGGGCGCCGAAGATCAGGCCGCACGCGGCGGCTGTGAGGAGGAACGCGGGCTGCCCGGACACGGCGAACATGCCGACCCAGAACAGGGCGGTGACGATGCTCAGCAGGAGTGATGCGGCCATGCTGTAGCGTACCTCACTTCAGGTACACGGCGGTGTGGTCGGGGAGGCCTAGGCCGGGGGCGTCGTTGGTGTTCTGGCTGATCACGTACGCTTCCCTGCCGCCGGCCATGACCCGGGAGTCGGGGGTGAACCGGGCACCGTCCGCCACGGCACAGTAGAACGTGGACGCGGAGACGATCTCCTGCCCGTCGCTGCCGCGCACAAGCTGGACCTTGCCCTCCAGGAAGCCGTTCACGTCGGCGGGAGTGTCGTAGGTGTCACCGAACGCCCCGGTACCGGTGTGGGTTTCCACGGACACGGTGTGGACGTAGAACTCCTCGATGCCGGTCACCCGTACATCCAGACGTTGGAGTCCATCAGGTTGTTCTGCTGCAGCTTCCGTGCCGCTTCGGGAACCAGGGTGGTGAGCGCGTCGGCGCGGGCTTGGGCTGCCTGGCCGGCGTCGGCGTAGGTCAGGTGCGCGGACCCGATGCTCTTCTGTGAGGCGACGGCGGCTGTCTGCACCCCACCCAGCAGCGGGTTGATGCCCATCGCGTCCCACGCGGCGGCCTGGATGCACGTCGCATCGGCCAGGACCTTCGCCACCGCAGGGTCGGTAGCGAGCCCGGTGGTCTGGTCGGTAGCGTAGTAGGAGGCCCCGGACGCGGACAGCACCAGCGACGTCGCGGACCGCAGCAGCGCGTTGGCGTTGGCCGGCGCATCAGTGCCGGTCCAGGCGGCGAGGTCCGCGGGCTGGGCGAGCATGTCCGGGACGACGATGTTGCCGAACAGTCCGGCCATGGGTTGCTCCTCAAAGGGTTAGGGGGTGGGCCGCACAGGATGTTGTGCGGCCCACCGGTTGGTGCCTATGCGGCGGGGGTGCCTTCCGGCGCACCTTCGGGCTTGTCCCCTTCGGGGTCGTTGCCTTCGGACTTGTCGCCATCAGGGGTGCCTTCAGCTTCCTGGCCGGCGCCGAAACGCTCGATCAGGTCAGCCTTCGTCAGGCCCTCAGCCTCATCCGGCTTCATACCCTGCACCACAGCCCAACCAACCCATTCCGCCTTCACAGCGTTCAGAGCAGGACGGGACTCCGGCAAAGCAGGGACACCCTCCGGCCGGTCACCCTCCACAAAGGGGGTACCGTCCGGCTGGACACGGCGGATGTGGCCCTTGGCGAGCTTCTCCGCGATCGTCTCATGCAGGGGCAGGGACAGTTCGAAAACGCCCCCACCCTCACCCATGATGTGAACGGTTCCCGGACCTGCCGGGTGCTCCTCAGCCATCAGCGGCGGTTCGTCCGGAACGCGGTGACCGTGCCAGTGAACCCGGCCTGCAGGTCAAGGCTGATCGAACCATCGTTCTGCAGGAACCGGGCAGACTCCGCGGGGGAGATCCACACAGTAGCCCCGGCGCCGACAGCCACGGTCAGGTCACCCTGGCCCGAGGATTCAGCGAGCGGGAACGTACCGGCCCGCAGGATCGCGTTCAGCGAACCCGCGGTGGTGTTCTTCACCCGGATAGCGACGACCTCCGGGCGGGTGCCCGTGATCGTGTGCCCGTTCGTCGGGTCAGCGGTCGTGCCTGCCGGGTCCGCCACGGTGGCGGCGGTCGTCAGGTCGGTTACAGGTACAGCGGTGCGTGCCATGGTTCAGCCTTTCGGTTAGGAGACGGTGACAAGCGCGCTTGCCAGGAAGTCGGGGCGGACAAGCTTGCCGCCGTACAGGACCAGGCCCTTGACCGCGTCGGAGAACGAGTCCTGCGGGCGGTACGCTTCGACCTTGTTGATCTGCTCAGCGAAGGTGTACGCGGCGTTGGTGCCGGCGATGGTCACGTACTCGGACCCGGTGGTGTTCGGGGCGTTGTTGGTGACCTGGATGTCGAACCCGGCGGCGCGGCCGACCATGCCGTTACGCAGGCCCTCGCTGGTGCCGGACTCGTTGACCTTCACGAAACGGGGGTCACGGAGCAGGGCGCCGTGCGCTTCGGGGCGGACGTTGATCCAGCGGCCCTCAGTGGGGACGTTGGCGAGGTCCAGTTTGATCTTCAGCGGGACCAGGACCTTGTCGTAGAAGTCGGACGGGGTGTTCGCCGCGATGGTCAGCGAGCCGACCTGGTTGGCGGACTGGATGCCCGTGTACATGCTGTTGGCAATGTACTGGTCGATGACGTCAGCGAAGCCGTAGGCGGCCTCGTTCATCGACTGGGGGATGACGTTGCCCTTGGCCTGGCGGGCGTCCACGTCGTCCACCGCGAAGGCGAAGAACTTGGACTGGTCCACGACCAGGGTGCGCTGGGAGTCGTTGACCTGCTCCGGGGTGATCTTCGTGCTGTTGGGCACGTAGTTGCTGATCGTGGGGCGGCCGATGGAGGTGATCCGGACCGTGTCGCCCGCGGCGGAGATCTCACCCTCGTAGTCGCGGTTGATGCAGTTGCCGAAGATCAGCGCCTTGCGGGTGGCTACCAGGAGGTTGGCGGACCAAATCTCCGGGCGGAAGTTGAGAATGCTCACGGTGGTGCCTTTCGGTTATCCGAGCAGGTTCCGCAGCAGGCCCTTGGCCTGCGCTTGGACGATCTGCTCTGGGGTCATGGTTTTGAGCTGCTGCTCTGTGATTTGGCCTTGCTCGCCGGACCCGCCGCCGAGTTCAATGCCGCTCGCCCCAGCCGCCCGGGCTGCTTTGAGTGATTGGTTTGCGGTGACCGCTGCCTTGATGGCGTCGGCTACCGCGTCCCCGTCTGTGGGATCCAGTCCCTTGACGGAAGTCATGAATGAGTTGGAGTCCAGGAGTTTCGCCGGGTCGGCGCCGTGGGCTCCTGCTGCCTTGTAGATGGCGAGTTCGCGGGCCCGGTCGGCGGCTTCCTGCTGCGCTGCGGTGAGCTGCTGGGTCAGGGCACCGGGGTCGGGGGTGTCGTCGTCCTTCGCGAGGCCCAGAGCCTTAGCGAGCTGGGCGGTGAGGGACTTGGTGGCGTCCTCCGCTGCGGTCTTGGCCGCGGTCCTGTAGTCGCCGGCTTCCTTGCGGGTGTCGGTGATGATCTTCTGCGCCCAGGCGGGGAGCTGGTCCACAGACTGGACGTCCGTGTCCTGCTGGCCGGTGTCCGTCCCCTGCGCTTCGGCGCCGGTTGCTTCCGTGCCAGTCGCTTCGGCGCCCGCCTCAGTGCCCTGGGCTTCGGTTCCTACTGCTTCGCTCATGATGGGTTCTCCTGTGAGTGAGATGGATGGTTACAGCCAGTCCAGGGACTCGAACAAGCGTTCGAAATCACCCGGGGTGACGAGTTCGGGGATCGCCGGGAACAGGTTGAACCCGGCCAACGTGTAGATGTCATCGGAAAGCTGCGAGCAGTTCTCGTTCGGGCGTTTGGAGAGCCACTGCGCGACCCAGCCGTCCACCTTCCGGCCCGTGATCCGCTGCCAGAGCAACGGCCCGTAGATGGCGTAGTTGTAGGGGCGGCCTTCGTACTCTGCGGCGGCGTCCCGGATCAGGTCCCGCTGCGCCTGTGTGAGGCCGAACCGGGACCACACCATGGCGGGGTAGTCGCTGATCAGCCGGTACCGTGCACCGCCAGGCTCAGCCGAGATGCACACCGTCTCACTAACGGCCACGACGACGTGGTGGGTGTGGGAGCGGGTCGCCCATTCGATGGCCTTCCCAATCCAGCCGGTGGAGTGCCGGCGCAACCCGATCTGACCAGTCAGCACGGCATCCCCCTTTATGGGCTCATGGCGAGGTTGAGTTGTTCACGGTGCCGGCGCCGCAACAGCCCAGTCCGTGCGGTGAAGTCCCGGATCCGTGCCTGCGCGGCCCGCACGTCCCGCATCGCCCGCGCCCGGTCCAGCGGGGTGAGGGCTGCTTCGGCGGCGAGCTTCCCCGCCCTCACGTCCCGTTCCAGGGCCCGCAGGGTCTGGGTGGTTTTGTAGGCGAGTTCGTCGGCGGCGGACCAGTTGTTCGTCCGCAGGATCGTGACCCCGGGCAGGTACGCGGTGAGGGTGTGCTTGCAGTTCGGGTGGAACAGGCCGGCGGCCGTGGCTTCCTCGATGGTCGCCGCCACATGGAAGGTGACCGTGCCGTCCTGGGAAGCGTGCGGCTCAGTCACTTCCCCCGCGCCCCTGTCGGCCAACACCTTGCCCTCCCACGGGGCGCACAGCCCGCACGGCCGGCCGGTGGTGGAGATCGTGAAGTAATCGATCCCTGCCAGGGTGAGTCGTTCACGGTGGGAGGCGTTGTACGCCCGCTGCGTGGCGGTGCGGACCGCCATCTCCACATACGTGGACAGGTTCCACTGCCGGCCTGCTTTGTCGGTGAAGCCGGTGACGCCGCGGGAAACCAACTGCCGCCACGCCTGCGCCTGCGCCTCCAACGGTGTCGCCTTCTCCGGGAGGATCTGCGCTGTGGCCGCCTGGATGGTGGCGGCGCGGTAGGCGTCGTCAGCGAACCGGGCAATCCGTGTGGAGGCGGCGGTGAGCCGGTGCTCCAGGTCGTTGGCGAGGTGCCGTGCACTGTTCACGTCATGGGGCAGGAGCGGGAGGACGTTGCCGGGGGTGTACCCGGCGAGTTCCCGTGCCGCCGCCGTGTTCCCGTTGCGTGCTGCGGTATCCGCGACCGTGGCGGCCATGACCCGGGCCTGCGCCCGGACCGTGGCCGTCGTGCGGTCGG